GCACATGCAGCTAAGGCATTCATTGTCATGTGTTCAGTTCTTCCTGCCCAACCTGCTTCTGCTTCCCAAGGTAATGCTGACTTAGGATATGTACGCTCTGCTAATACACGCCAGATCATAGGAACTTCATCCTCTGGCATAATAATAGCAATGAGTGAGTTGTTGATAGTGCCTGCCATACAATCCTGTGCTGCATGCCATCCTTCATGTCTCATCACCATCATTAATGTAGCAGGTGTACCCATGTAATCCTTATTCAGGAAGAAGTTATTACTAACTGTGTGATAGACACCACGATGACCTGCTGGGAAATACTTCTCATCAGCAAGGAATACATTTACACCAACGAGATTGAGTGACACAAGCATATTATGAAACTCACCAGTGACACCAGTGAATTCTTCCGTGTTAGGATATTGTGATGAGATATCAAGCATCGAGTATACTTTCTCGACACCATCAGTACACTCACCTAAGAGCATACAACCAAGAGAATCCATCGTGTTATAACCCTGAGTGATCTTACTATCATCAGCAAGCGCAAGTGGTGCGCTAGTGAGTGAGAACGTAGTCAGGAGTGCTAGAAGTGTTGAGCGAATCATAATTGTAAAATACTAAATGCTTTTCTTTGCTACTGAATCAGCAACAATGTGTGATAGACGTGATTCTAAAACTGCATCACTGATATTATGTCTAAATGCAAGTGCTTGAGTGTCATGTCGTGAATGTCCCCACATACAATCAATGAGAAATTTAATCTCATCAATTGTTAATTCAATGGATAACATCTCGGGGTCATCAGAATTCATCGAGGAGATCTTCGGGGAGGACTTCATAGATTTCATTACTTGGCATATAATACTCTGCCATATGTAGAGTCTTTTGACGATCTTCGTATTCTAGAACTTCGTTGTAGTCAATGTCGAGAGTGTAGTTCATCGTTTGATAATAAGGATTTCGTGTGATTCTTTGGTGTTGTCAGTGTTATTGGCGATACGATTATCACCAATGCGTGTCTCTCCTAGTTGATAAGAGTAGTGCCACTCGGGATAGTATAACTCGAAGTCACTATACCACTCACGAATAGTCTCGCAATTGTTGTAAGAAAGAATAAACGTACCCTTGTGTGAGTGTAGTAGGTCTCTCAGTATAGCATGATCAAACCCAGTGTGGTGGACATCAATGTTACAATTTGGATACATGCCCTTGAGCATCTTGTTATCCTTATCCTTCTTCAAATAGTATGGAGGATCAAGATACAAGAAATCAGTATCGTAAGAAGGCAGGACATCTTCAAAAGATGCCTCATATACACTGAGATTCGGATTCTTGTAGTTACGAATCTTCTTGACCATATTGTCCCACTTCTTTTGATCTTGGTAGATCTTACTCATCCATCCCAGATACATTGGACCATAGGATAGATTGTGGTTGTAGTAGTAATATGCTGCGGAAGTGATATTGTCAAGACGGATTGGATCACGCTTGTAATAGTCTGTCTTCCAGTCCTTGAGCATTTCTTGAGTATAATCCCAACAAATTAGTTGCTCTTTGATCTCAGCATACTTTTCTTTGGTTGGTTCAATGAGTTGTAGAGCATCTGCCAATGCATCTGGTTCCCTCAATAGAACCACCCAGAAGTTAACTAGAGCAGGAAATACATCAAATCCGATAACATTTATGTCTAGTTCACTTGACCAGCGTGATTCTAATGAACCACCACCGATAAATGGTGACACAATACGATCTGTCTTAGGAAGATGCTCTGTAATAATATTGTATGCTTTACTTTTACCGCCAGCATAGCGAATAGGTGTCTTCATTTAGTCTTACGATCGATTTTGTACTGCCCGAACGCTTCATGAATGGAATCAGGAAGAGAAACGCCAGTCTCTTGATAGTTCCACTTAGGATAGCATCCTTCAATAGTATTATACTGCATCAAGCAGTTTTCCTCAATACCTTTAGCACTGACAGGTACACTCACTTGCTGAGACTTGAACAAACCAGGAACTTCAACTACAATGGGGTCCATGTAGATCATGTAAACCTCAACTTTGTTGCCCTTGTCCAGTTCATCACGCATGAACCAGTTGATAGCAAAGCGATTGATGCCAGGGTCATCTTGACCAGCATTGAGATAGAAACCCATACAACCTTGAATGCCACTCTTCGTAGAAGATTGACCAATCTTGTAGATTTCTCCATCTACACACAAAATGTAGACGAGAGACACATGCTTGCTCTTCAGATTCTTAGGGAAACTGACATCATAGTTCATCACAAGTTTGGTCTTGTAAAGAACATGCTTGGGACCAGAGTAAGCAGTGGTGCCGTGAGTGATCTCACCAACACGAATGGCGTTAGGAACGTCAGAAATGTGCATGGTGTGTGTCTCAATACAAGTAGTATGGCATAAAAAAAGGAGGGTGTCAACCCTCCCCAACCAGTTCATCAAGTGTCACTAAAGATCGGGATGATGTCAGTTTTTAAGTGTAATGTCTTGTTGATATGTTGTTCCCACATACTTGCGTCGTCCAGATTATAAAAGATTGCTTCTTGGTGCGATTTTGCATTCTTCTTCTGCTTTTGGTAAACAACTTTGAATTTCATTCCAATAATTACGATAAACTACGAGATTTGTTTTGTAGCGACCCCAACGACATGTTGGGTCAGGTCTGTCAATAAAGCATATGGAGATGTATTCTTCACATATAAACGAGATGTAACCTTTTGTATTACCATAGGTTACTGGTTGAAGCATTTCAAACATCATATTCTTTGTTCACCATATCACTCATCTGTTGATTAAGTTCAATAATATAGGCAGACAAAGTTTCAACTCTCTTTTCTAAATTTTGGTTACGATCTTGAAGATCTTTAACGAGATCTTTAACCTCATTGTTGAGTGCGTCAGCAGCGTCTTGACTGTGTGCCATAATCATTAGTATTTTAAAATGATGTCTTATCTAGTTGAGTAATAGTTTCGGCAACCTCATCTGCTTGATTTTGAAGAGATTCTTGTGTGAGATCGATAACAGGAGCATATCCATTTCCAAATCCATCACCTTTATTCATATCATATTTGATTTTATAAAGATCACGAAGACGACGCTTCATACGGATAAGTTCTTCATCACTATAAAGATACTCTTTTTTGAGAGCAGTCTTTACCCATTTAATTTCTCTTGCTGGTGTCCACATATTATTCTCCTTTAAAATCTTCTTCACAACGTGCCTTCTCTGCTAGAAACTCAGCACGACCAAGAGTCTCAGGAATATTACCAACACAAGTGATTAGATCTACTCCACGATTACCCATCATAAGAGATTTAAGTTCAGTTGCACGATCCATATGCTGTCTATGATAGTTGATCAAATCATCGATACAAGATAAAATCTCTTCATATGTTTGACGTGCTGGTATTTTATCATCATTAAGATAATCATCGATTGCATCTTGCATACGATCTTTGCGCTGCTTTGCATATTCTGCTGTCCAATCGGTGTCTGCCATAAGAAGTTCCTGAGAGTGGTCTAGAAGGCGCTGTAACTGCTTTCTATTATAGTTTATATGTATTTGCTTGTCAAGTAGAAAACTCTTGGTTTCTACGCTCATCTAGATATGTGATGATTTCAGAACGCCATTCCATTAATTCATTGAAACATTCTTGGTTATGAGCACATGATCTAAGTCTGCTATCTGGTTTCAATACGCTTTCATAAAAAAGACCCAGTGCATCTTTACGTTTTTGATACTTGTTGGTTTCCATGAATGAAGATGATGAAGTGTTCAGTTAATATAGGTGATCAGACAACTAGACTTGTAGCAGGTTGCCCTTCAACAAAAATAGTGTCTACAATACGCTGGAGTCTCTTAATAGTCTGAGCACCATAATTCTTGAATACAGGCACTGTCACAAACCCAGTGGGTTTACGATAGAATTGTACTTGACCAGCAACTAGTTTACCAGATGCAATATCAGCAGCATCATCCTTGTTCATGCGGATGACACGACCGATCGTCTGTGCCATCTCAATGATGTCAAGATTGCGAAGCATGATAGTATGTGTCAGACCATGCACGTTGATACCTTCAGACAGAATGCTATAGTGGAAGATGATAAACTTCTTGTTAGGATCTTTACCCCAAGCATCAAATGTGTTGAAGAACTCTTGACGATTGACTTTCTGGTCATCAACATAAGCACCAAACTTACTGGTAATATGGAGAACGCTGTAACCACGCTCCTTCAATTCATGAAGAATATCTGTCTTGAATAGCAAAGCACCCATAATCTTGCTAGCAGGAGACGCCACAAGGATCTTAGATGCCTGTGATTCAGGCAGAGAGTCTACGACACCTAGAAGCATGGCACGATCGCCTGTGCAAGCAGCAGCGCCCTTCTCACGGGTGATGTCAACCTCAAAAGGAATAACAGTTGGAGGAAGAATGCTGCCGCTATTGACTAATTCTGGTGCGGGGACATTACACAACACACCACCATAGATCTCCCCATTGTTCATACCACGATTAGACTTACGTGTATGCTTAGGAGTGGCAGTGAAGAAATATGCAGCATCAGCACTCAGACTAGCAGCAGCAACACCAATAAAATGATTACGCTGTACAGCATTATGCGCTTCGTCAAAGTAACAGCAATTGATGTGGATACCAGCATCGATGATACGAGGAAGAGAATGATATGTTGTGAAGATAATAGTGTGCTCACCTACATGCTGACACATACGTACAAACAAGTTAATACGATCAGACTTAGTAGTGCTGAAGTGCTTTGTCTCTCCACTATGAACGTGAAGGACATTCGCATTAGTGATACACTCAAGGTATTCAGAAGATAGTTGAGTTGCTAGCATGATGCGAGGAGCAACAACAACAATAGTCTGCGGAGCATCTGCGGAACAGAGACGCCTAACAGCATCCATAATAGCAATGAGAGTCTTGCCACCACCAGTAGGAACAAGGATTTGACCCTTACTAGCAAACTGCATCGCATCGAGAGCGCGTTGCTGATGAGAGCGGAGTTGCATTACGAGGTGTGGTGCTGACGACTCAATAATTATAGCATAAAAAAGGGGCGTTGCCGCCCCCTGTGCCAGTTATTTAATTGTCATGCTCGCCAAACTTTAAATTCTTTCACCTCACGCTTGTATACTAGCACATCTATCAGGGTCTTATCCGCATCAAATACAAAAGACAGATCAATTTCCTGCATTTGATGATCGATTAAACTTTTAATCCATACACTATCATCTTCTGTAATCAAATTAAGTGTTGTTGCTGTCTTTAACCAGTAATTTACATACTCTTGCTTATTTCTTTCTACTTTTGTTGGATTGTATACTGTAATCTTACGCTCTTTGTTATTAGAAGACGTGAAACTATAATTTCTTAGAGAATAAGATCGAGATGTGTGAACAATTGTATTATCACTATCTTTTGGATGCTCTATCCACATCTTACAATCTGAAGTAGCAGTATTATTAGATAGATTCTTATATAATTCACCTAATTCAGTAGTTTGGCAATCAGGGGTTAACTCTATCTTGTTTGTGGTAAATCCTGTTGTATTACCATTTACATCTAATGTAATATTTTGTATGAACCCGGATACATCACCATGGAGATCATTTAGTGTCTCTCTAATGTCAGAATTAATATCTAATTGTGCTAGTAGGTTAATCCACTCCTCATTAATACTTAAAATCGATGTAGATTGAGCAAATGTGATACTGATTTTATCAATGGCATCATTATAATAGATATCAATATACTTTTCTTTACTGCGGTTTCTGAAAGAATCATTAACGAATCGGTATTCTAATATTTTTTGTATCTTTGCATTTGCTTCAGTTGTAAATATGCCATCATATGCTTCCGTGCATGATGCCCACATCTTAGAATGTGTATATAATAGTTCTCTATTACTGAGACTATAAACCTTAGATACGTTTACTTCTTCTGAAAACATTATTCGTTATCCGCTAGAATTTGTCCATTAGGACCATATACCGCGTAAAAGATATAATCCTCAGGTGTGGTTACTATTGATTGACTAGAAGGGAAAGCATCTTCACAAAACTCTAATGCCTCTTCCACATTATCATTCATAATAAAAGTAAATTCAGACTGCTGTAATGCTGTAAGAATATCTAGAGGTAATACTAATCTATATTTTGCTACAGATGCATTGATAGCATCAACATTACTACTACTGTTCCATCCAGTAGAACGTAAGAATATCACACTTTTCTCTTGTGTCAGTGCAGACTGACCAATAAAGTCTGTGAGATAATCAATATCGTAGTTCGCGTTTAGCTCCATTTAACTTCCAAGCAATAGTTGTTCTTAATGAGGTGAATGATCTAGAAACTTCTTCGGCATAATGTTTTCTTTGACCAGGAAAGAATACTGCCATGTTAGGTTCTGGATTCACATATGTGTATGTGTTATCACGATTGAAGAAGCATGTTTTTCCTCCCCAGAGATGATTCCATTCAGAATTAGAATAAAGTAGAAAAGTTCTACAATCATCATAATGTCCATCAACATGCGGTAATGCTTTATCAGCAAATACATGTCCATTAGCATAGACACGCTCTAACACAAGATCTGGTTCATCTGTGACATCTCTTATGATATTTAGTAAATACTCACTAAAGAATTCATTATCACTCAATTCCATTTGCCAAAATGGTACTCCAATATTAGGAGATATAGAACCATGACCATACATCCACTTTGGTTCTGCCATTGTTTTCAAAATGTCTATGAAATCAATGTTAGAAAATACATTATTATAAATCTCCATATTCCCTCATAAAGTTTGCTCTTATCTGTTCAAATGGAAGAAATACTTCATCATTGTCTGGTAGTTCTTTCATACCTTTAATAATTGAATTAGATAGATCTATCAATTGATATCTCAAGAAATTCTCACGAATTATACTAGTTCCCCACATAAGTGCAACTCGTCTTCTTCCAGAAGTGATAGGTTCTACATGATGTAGCAATCCTGTAGGATATATTAAAGCAGTTCCTGCTTTACACTTATATCCATATTCTTGATCTCCAAACTTGACAACTAATTGCCCACCCCCATATTCATCTGGAGAGTTTAAAAATAAACTAATACTATGATGAGTAGTAAGTCCTGCTATCTTTATATCATCAATATGCTTATCATAAAAACCTCCTTCACGATATTCAGAAAAAATAGGAACAGTTATGTCCTTAAACATATATGTTGCTGAAAAATCATTACTATCTTGTAATGCAGTATTAACAATATCTAATGATTTTCTGAATTGTGAAGAAGTTTGTTCCATTGCGAAACTCTTTTTCTGAGTTTCATCTATATCATTTTTACCTCTTTTGCTAACTAGTCCTTGTCTTACTGGTGCTACATCGAATAATTCATTAATATTTTTTACACTTTTTTCATTAAGAATCTCACATTCATATATCATATTCTATTCCTCTTCTTCAGCAAATAAATTAATATCGAAATCTGGATATATTGCTTCAATATCCATTGACTTAATAATATCAAGAAGATCTTTCTTGATTGTTTTAACAGAAGATGCTCTCTCCCTAGCATATGCTAACTTATTAATCATTCTACTATCAAGGAAGTCAGATGATGCATCATCGTCATAATTTGTCCATTGCTTAGCATCATCAGGATCCATAAATGCAGGAGCAGATGTCACCCCATCTTCTAGCATGTCATTGGGATACAATTTTCTGTAATTTTTAGGATCAATTGGATATACATTTACATATAAACTTTTCATGAAATCTAATGTAGTATCGTAAGTATCAGGATTAGGAATAGCAGTAGATCTAATTCTTGCTCTCCAGTCAATCCAACGCTGCTTTTCTCCATCATATGAATCTGAAACATCTGGAAGGATACGCCAGTCAGATGCTGACAAGATCATATTTTTTTCTCTAATTCTCTTTAACCACTTCGACTCAACAAAAGCATATTCTCTATCAAGTCCATCAAGTTTTTTCTTTCTAGCAATACTTTTGACAGCAGTTTGAACAAGAAATATTGCTGTTCCTAAATTATATACTACTTTTGCTTGATCAGCATTTCCTCCTTTAAAGTGGTAATCACTCCAATAAACAGAATCTGAGTTAAAATCATATCTTTGTCTATTACGTTGTGCATAATATGTACCATCATTATAATAGCAAAAGAATTGCAACTCATCCTCTGCTGTATGCCAAAAAGAATCAATTTTAGAAAAGAATTCTGCAATTAATTCATCAGAAACTTGCGCTTTAAGCAAAGAAGCAGCGTTATTAATGTCTAAATTTTCTGCTGGTGCAATTAAAATATTTTTATTCACCAAATCCATTTGAAGGATGGGTTTTCTTACTAAAGTATCTGTAGATGAAGTCATACTAGTTAAGGTGTGTTTTTATGTACCATCCTGTCAAAATATATTTATCACCCTTTAGTACCATATTTCCTTTATGGACATGGGTTAGACCTGCCGGGAAGATAACAACTGTTCCTTTTGTAGGACGAATACGCTTTAATTGGTACATGAATTCTGTTTCTCCACCACCATCATCTTCTAGATCATTAAGGTAAATCATCCAAACAATCTCTCTCTGTGCATGTGATGCAGCAGAGTTTTCATAGTGCCATTGATGATATCCACCACCTGGTGATGTTTTCTGTACTTTAATGTCAGTAGATATTAGGGGAACTTGCTTTAATTGACCAAATTCACTTATATAATGTTTTAAACAAGATTTCAAATATTGATTAGTTTGGTAGGTTAAACCATCATTACAATAATTTGCTAGAAGGGATTTATCCTTTCTATTCATATTGCTGTAATATTGTATCTCGCCATCTATGAGAGTGGTTGCAGCATTTTCAGTATCTGTAGGTCCAAAAGATTCTTCAAAATCGCTAGGATCGATAGTAGAAGCACCACCTCCATCAGTTAGATGATCAAACCACTTTATAACGTGATCACAAAATGATTCTGGAATAAAATTTTCCCATACACCAATAAAATCTTCACATGTAAAATCCGTTACCTTTGGATCTCTCATTAATTCTAACGGACGCCATTCTTGCACCTTCGCATTATTTCCTGATTTCATAATGATCTGTAATTTAATATGCCTTTATTATATATTTGATTTTGTGGAAGGGAGTTACCACAGGAACTTTACGCTGAGGATCTAAAGTAGCAGAAGGAACTGGTTTAGTTGAATTATTCCATGTAAATGTACCAGGATTTAATTCAATTTGAACATCAGATTGATTGAAAAATACAGATGTGTTAAGTCCGAAATTTGCTAACCCTTGCTTGTGTGCAATAGCAGCACCGGTAACGTTACCGAAAGTAAAATCTGTATTAGGATCTAATACAGGATCTTGACCAAGCAAGTGAGCATGACTTAATGTTCCATAAATTGATTGATAAGAATCAACTCGTGCTCTACCATCTTCTGTGTCAATTACAGCAGCATCCAATGGATTTCCACTACCAATAAAATGTTGATTTAAATTTCCTGGTATTTCCGCTTGTAAGTCTGCAAATGGAGATCCCCAATAATTACCAAACGCAACAGTACTTTCACCATTTCCTGGTAATAAATCTTCTGCATCACCAAGACCACTTTTAGCAACTTGACTACTAAAATCAGCGAATCCATCTCTCCAACCCAACAAATTTCCCCAGTATCCATCCTCAACTGCATCATTCTTATCATCGTCCTGATTTTGTCCAGTTGATCCTGATTCTGATGGATCAGTTCTATAATATGCATATGTGTACCAAGGAATACAAGGATCCCCACCATCACCCTCAACTTTTCCTGTAACTAATACATGCTCATGCTGAGGAACTTGCACATTAACACTACTAACTTCTCCAATAACTGCGCCAACAGATCCTGTGACATTATATTCAACTTCTGTTGATAAAAGTTCAGTTCCAAATGTTCTTGGAGTTCCTAATGAAAAGTAATCGGACTCTGTTCCCGTAGTTGATCCTGGAGGAGCAATTACTTGTTCCTCTGGGTCAGGACCAGCAACATCCACATCATCAACAAACCACCAACCTCCAGTAGCACCAGGAGTTTCAAAATCTCCACCAGGACTAGTTACTGGAACAATAGCAGATGACCCTCGATTAGCATCAACTTTACCGACACCAACCATTCTAACATTACGATAATCGGGTACGTTAAAATTACCACTATATGTTTTAGTTGATGGAACATATGTGGCATTTCCTCCATATTGATTTTGAATTGCTTCCCATAACCATGGATAATCTGCTGCAGCATATGATCCACCATCACAAGGCAAGAATCCAGGGAATCTATCTTCAATAGAACCATATCCAAAATTATTACCAGCAGATGCAATTACTTCTTTAGGAATAGGTAAAATAGTTCCTAGTGCATAACCATCAAATTTAGGTGCTCGATAATAATTTGACGCATTATTAGGATCTTCTCCTGCTGCTATCCATCCATCTTCATCAAAAGATTCATTTTTATTAGAATACCATATCGATTTGTATGATGGTGGAATAGGTTTTACAGCATAATTAATTGATCTAAGTTGAAAAGTAGATGCATCACCAAAAGTAATGTTAGTTTGTCCATAATTTGATAATCCAACAACAGGATCTATGTCAGCATTTCCTGGTTGCTGCATAATAATAGTGACAAACACTGGATCACCAGTAGGATTAGGAGTAGCAGTCACTGGACCAGCAGTTGCTGGACCATTATTCACAGAGAATAAAACATTTCCTATGTTCTCACCTGTAGCAAAATTAAATTCATTAAATGATTGAGGTGTAGTAGCACTTAGTGTAATCGGTAAATTAAAATCTGTCAAGCCTATTGGACCAACAATACTCGTACCGCCAGGAGTTCTATTGATAACTTGAGTGATAGGAGTGAAGGAAGGTGTAGTATCTGGAGCAGTCCAATTTGTAACGCTCCATGTAGGGATAGGTCTATCACCAACATTGATTCCCATTTTTGCAATTCCTTGTCCTGCAGTAAGGGGATCATATACATCACTAGATCCATTCAAAACTAATTCAATAGTATCATCATTCTTTACAGTAGTATTAGAAATCTGACTAGAAGATCCTCCATTAATACTAATTCTAGGATCGTACTGAGATGTTGTGTCTGAAGATCTTAATACAACTGGTACAGTAGTGCCAGGTGTTAATCCTTTTACTAATGCAATACCACTACTAACACTACCGCTTGCAGTAGATCTTATATCTATTTGTCCAGGAACTTGTCCTACTAAATTGTTGAAGACAAAACTATCTGGTAATGAATCAATACCAACACCAGTTGTAACAATCCACGAAGAAATATTAGCACCATCACCAATAGTAACGTTAAAACTTTCGGGAAAATTTGATATAGAACTAGTAGTTCCTCTTAGTTGTACGTATTGACCATTACTTACTGTTAAATTATTTCCCCACCCAGATAGAATATTATTGAAGACAGCAAATCCATCTGCATTGGTAAACGTAGTATTAGTATTAGATACTGCAACTTGTGCTCCACCATCAACAGTGATAGTAGCACTAGTTGTAAGTCCCAAAATTTGAGGTCTTGCACTATAAACTAAAGCATTAAGTTCTTGATTATTTAAACTACCAAAATTAGGTGCTGGATTTGGTGTATTAATAGGAATGGTGCCAGTTGTAATCTTCCACTCAGCATTTCCCGTGCCAACAGTAACACTAACGTTCTTTTCATCAGCTGGTCCTGGTGACGATCTTAATCTAAGTTGTATTTGATCTAAGTTTCTAATTGTATTGGTTGTAGATTTTGTCCAAGCTCCCCATGAACCATAAGAAGTATTTGCACTATCATATAATCTTAATCTATAGTCATAATCATTAGAATCAATAACATTAGATGTTACTAGCAAAGGTGCTTGTGTACCAGGATCAAGACCTGTAATAGTAACAGCTTGTTCTCCTTGTCTTATTGCAGGAGTATCTGTTGACAATCCCGTGTAAGGATCAGCATTAGGACCATTAGCAGTCTCTGCAAAAGTAAATAATGTATCTACTTCTACAGGATCAATCTCTTGAAAGAAAAACGGATCCGGTGCAAAATCTTCTAACTTGGTTTCAATAATCCAGAAGACAGTAAGCTCACCAATTTTAATGGTAACTTGCTTAATTTCGGAGAATCCAGGAGGTGCTTCATAGCGAAACTGGATGGATTGATTCTCTTCAACATATAGCGGTGTCGAACTATACTGATATATCGGCATTTGAAGTTGATCTTTTTCCCTTAGTTATATTTATCACATTGGACGAACGTTCTTCCAATTTGATTCTATTTCTGGATCATCATCATCGAACTTCACTTGAATTGGGTCTGATGCTCTGATTTCTACGGCAACATCAATATCATTAACCACAATAGGATCACTAATTACTGTTTCAAAATCAGGTGCCTCAACATCATCAGAAGGAATTTCATCTAGATTATCTGGGACATTAATAGAATCAGGTAACTGATCAATATTAACATTGATAGTTTTAGGTACATTAACAGAACCTCCACCGCCACTAGCTGTTAGTGATAATGCAATAGAATATGCTCCATATGCTGTCCATGGAATATTAGGTGTAAATGTATTCGTTATAGCAGCACCACTTTCATCAGAAGCTGTTCCTGGTAAACTAACATTCTGAGTAATAGTAGTTGTATTTCCAGTATTAGGATTTTTCATAGTATAGACAGCTGTTCCACTAACTCCGTTTGTTGCATATCTATATGTTATAGGATAACTTTGGGTAGTATCACCATAATCAATACTTACTGGAGTATTATAACTTAGTTGTGGCGGTTGATTTACATTTACAGTAATAGGATCAGAATCGCTACCACCTGGACCACTAGCAGATAAAGTATAAGTTGTAGTACTAGATGGAGATACACTTGTGCTACTAGTAAACAGAACATTACCAACTCCTTGGTTAATAGTTGCAGGAGTATTGGCAGAACCAGTTACTGCCCAGGTTAACGTCGATGATTGTCCAACAGTAATAGGGTTTGGAGATGCACTGATAAATTGAGCAACAACAGGTTGATATACAGTTAAATTTACAGTCTTAGTATTACTAGTAATTCCATAATAAGATGCATTCAATGTGTAAGACTGACTATTATTAGGAGATACTATAATACCACCAGGAGGATTTGAAGAACCAACACTACCTTGTCCAGTTAAAGTTCGTGCTGTGGAATTAGAAACCGACCAAGTTAATGTAGCAGATCCAGGTGCAATATAACTAGAAGGACTAACACTTAAAGTGACAGATGGAGTAGGGTATGCACAACTTCCATTATCAACATCTGCGTTTGGATTATAGTTTGTAGCACGAGAGTCTGTACATCCAGGAACAGGTGGAGGAGGAATAAATCCAACCCAGTCTATAGCAATACCCCAAGGTCCACCACCACTATTATTAGCATTAGCACTAAGAGTATATGTGCCTGGACCATAGTAATTTGTAGTAGTGACTAAACTTTGTGTTCCAAATCCACCCATTCCCATTTCATAGTTGCCATTAATATAAATCGCTCCATTATCATCACAATTGGCATAAAATCGTTGTCTACCATAATTTGCAAAAGTAATAGTCCAATAATAGAATCTATTGAGACCAGGTGTGCCACCAGCATCTTGACCCCCAATATTATAATTATTCATGAAACTAGACCAGTTCGGTTCAAAGAACTGATTCGTATATCCAGCACTATTAGGAGATCTGCTTGTAAAACTAGAGTCTTGTGTCATTTTATTTTATATCGGTCTAACGTTCTTCCAATTTGATTCTATTTCTGGATCATCATCATCAAACCTAACCTGAATTGGGTCTGATGCCTTAATTTCTACAGCAACATCAATATCATCAACCACAATAGGATCACTAATTACTGTTTCAAAATCAGGTGCTTCTACGTTATCTGATGGAATTTCATTACGATTTTCTGGAACATTAATAGAATCAGGTAACTCGTCAACAATAACATTTATATAACTTGGTATATTTGTAGAACCTCCACCTCCACTAGAAGTTAATGATAATGCAATACCAAATACTCCATATGATGTCCACGGAATATTTAATGTAATAGATGATGTTACAGCAGCACCACTTTCATCTGATGTTGTGCCCGGTAAACTAAGATTTTCTACACTAGTAATAGTATTACCAGTGGCAGGATCTGTTATCGAATACGACGCGGTTCCGTTAACTCCACCTGTTGCATATCTATATGTTACATCAAAAGTAACAGCATCTCCATAATCAATATTTACTGGAGTATTATAACTTAGTTGAGGTGGTTGATTTACTACTACTGTTATTTGATCTGAGTCACTGCCACCAGGACCTGATGCAGATAAAGTATAAGTTGTACTACTAGATGGTGATACACCTGTGCTACTAGTAAACAGAACATTACCAACTCCTTGGTTAATAGTGGCGGGGGTGTTAGCAGAACCAGATACTGCCCAAGTTAATGTTGATGATTGACCAAGAATAATAGGATTCGGGGATGCACTAATAAATTGAGCAACAACAGGTTGATATACAGTTAAATTTACACTTGCAGAAGCATTACCACCTAAACCAATAGCAGTTATTGTGTAAGTTTTATTATTATTTGGACTCACAATAGTAGAACCAGATGTACCTACTGCTCCAATACCTTGATTAATACTTTGAGATACAGAATCACTTACACCCCAAGTTAAAGTTGCTGAATTGACACCAGCAATTATACTACTAGGAGAAATTGTAAAGGTATTAACTTCAGCAGTTATTAAAGTATAATAAAGAATGGCATAACCTTGTCCACTATTAGTTCCCTGACTACTTAAAGATACAAGACCATTATTATATCTAGAGGAACCTCCACCACCGCCGCCACCGCCAAAACTATTATCTTGACCAGCACCGCCGCCACCACCTCCAGTGTGACCACCACCGCCGCCTCCGCCGCCTCCGCCGTCTCCACCACCTTTATTTCCACCGCCTCCACCATTATTAGATGATACGCCACCAGTAGTCCAACCTCCTGCACTTGAGGCATTGCTGCCGCCTGCATTGAGAGATCCACCACCTCCGCCACCGCCACCTCCGGCATTAACAGCTATTGTACCACTAAGATAAAAATATGAGCAAGCACCTCCACCTCCTCCACATCCAGACCACCCACTAGTTCCATCATCACCACCTTTACCACCATCGCCGTTACCTACAACAACTCCCCCATTTCCACCTACAGCTGCTCCAGTTCCGCCCGGACCAGCTGCACCAACAGTACCAGGAAGTAATGAATAACTACGATTAGAATTGCTTGAAGGAATACTAAAGACTCCGGTTCGTCCATTTCCTCTACTACCACCAGGACCGCCAGCATCAAAACCTCCTGCTCCACCGCGAGCACCACCAATACTTAATTGTATATTTTGAGCACCTCCAGGAATAGTACCATTAGTGCCATTAAATCCACCTGTTACTTGAACATTTTGTGATGACATTATAGTATTTCTCTAAGGTTATTCCAATTTGATTCTATTTCTGGATCATCATTGCCAAACCTAACCTGAATTGGGTCTGATGCTCTGATTTCTACTGGTATATCTATGTCAGTAATTTGAATAGGATCACTAATTACTGTTTCAAAATCAGGTGCTTCTACGTTATCTGATGGAATTTCATTACGATTTTCTGGAACATTAATAGAATCAGGCAACTGGTCAATCTCAACATTAGTTACAGGACTTATCACTGAAGAAATAGATCCTCCACACCCATTTGCAAATAATGTCCATTGAATAGAAGCAGGACCAAAATTATCCCATGGTATATTAGGAGTGAAAGTTTCTGTTGTTGAAGCATTTGATTCATCACTAACACTAGGTGTTAAATTATATGTAACAGATGTTACTACTCCAGTAACCCCAGTAAATGTACCTATAACACCAACACCTCCAGCTGCATTAGCATATGTTATTTCTGTACTAATAGAATCATTGTAATCAATATTTACTGGAAAATTACCAGAAATTTGTGGAAGTTGACAAACATTAACTGTTATTTGGTCAGAATCAGCACCACCTGGACCCGTTGCAGATAAAGTATAAGTTGTAGAAACAGTTGGAGACACACCACCGGAACTACTAAGGAGAACTTGACCATTCGCAGTAATAGCAGGAGAAATTGACGCTGTTAAAGCACTACCAGTTACTGCCCAAGTTAATGTTGACTCTTGTCCAACAGTAATAGGGTTTGGAGATGCACTAATAAATTGAGCATTTGTTGGTTGATATACAGTTATTCCAACACTCTTACTGGTAGTTGCTCCTTGAACACCACCTTCATTATCAGCAGTTAAAGTATATGTTGTTGAATTAGTAGGACTAACATTGATAGAACCTACGCCTACCCCACTTGAATTAAATGTTGTATTAGATAGTACACTACCAATTCCTTGGTTAATATCAATATCTGTAATATTACTTCCAGTAACTGTCCAGGATAATGTAGCATTTCCTGGAGAAATATAAGATGCTGGTGTAATTTCAAATACTACAACTGGCGGTGGAGGAGGTAAAACTACAACTCGCACAGTTCTTGATGATGATCCTACGGGACCAACAGCTGTCAAAATATAATCAGTAGTTGCAGCAGGTGATACAGTTATAGTTCCCGATGGATCAGAAACTGCTCCTACTCCAGCATTAATACTTGCACTAGTTGTATCCCCAAACACAATCCAAGATAATGTAGCACTTCCTTGAAATGGTATTGAAACTGTAGTATCTTCATTAAAATTTGTTAAAAAATTTGGATCTCCAGAAAAAGATGCACTCGGGAGAAAATTTGTTCTTTGATCCTGTGACCATCTTTCGCCTTGATCACTCTCCTCAAAAACAATATTAATACCAGCATCCGCACATCGTTGAAAGAAATAGTTGTACGACGCTTGAACTGTGGAGAGTTTCATTGAACCGGAAATGTCTAACCATAGGGATACATAAGAACCTGGTGGTTGACTTCCTAGATTACAAATAGCAAACCAATCAGATCTATTTGCAACACTACCATTATCTCTATTAACTGTAACTGTATGAGTTAAAGAGTCGCTAATATAATTTGATGGTCTTAATAAATCAGGAAAAGATCTACCTGGTTGTAGCAACCAAAATTCTCTACCATTACCACCATTGTTGGGATAATCTGCTCTAAATCTATTCCAATCATGCTGAATAACTGCAGCACTATTAGGATAACTACTTGGATATCCTGCTTCTGGATTATTATTATAGTTATTTCTTGCCTGGTTACCTATCGATTCATCAATAACTGATATACATTGAGTTCTTGGGATTACCATATCTAAACCTCAAATTTTAATAATGTATGTAACAATAATAAAAGGAGTTACTACTTCATTCAATGCATTAATGTTTTCAACAGATACGTTAAGTGTTGTATTTACATTATCTGCAGGGATTGGGAAAGCTTGATGAGAATATGCGAAATTAGATGTATATGAAATTGGTTTACCAATTTTATGAGTATGCCCGGAAAGTGCAGTTGTGTTTTGACTACTCACTTCGAGTTCATTACCAGATCCACTATTTGCAATCGATTGACCATTATCTTTACCATCTCCACCGGTTTGATGGTTTGTTGTATAGTTTAAAACATTTGTATTAGCTTCATGAGCATGACCTTGAAAATTTTCAATGTCTAATAATGTACTAGATGAAGTAGTATCAAAAGAATATTTTGGATTAGATTTCATAGCATAAGTATTCAAAACCGGTTCCCCTACAAAATTACCAATGAAGTCACATGTCAATTGAGTTCCTTCGTTACAAAAAACTTCTACAGAAGGACCAACTCTAGTCTCATCAGTATCTCCAACAAGTGTATTTAAATAGTCACCAGTTGATCTATTAGGTGTAATAACTTTGGATCCCAAATCGGGTAATTGAAATTGACCTAAATCTCCAGTTTCTTCATCTGGTTCTCTTAGTACCACATTATCTTTTTTAAACTTACAATTAGTCCCAACACCAAGAACTTTGGATAATGCATAAAAATCTGAAGCATTTTTAATGCTACCATCACATTTCAAAAATCCTCCAGGTATAACATCAATAAAATCTGAAGAATTTGGATCATTAATGCCCCCAATTAACGGAGTAGCATGAACCTGAATGGATCCGATATATCCCCCAAATTTTGCTCTTACTTGTGAATAATTATTGTTTGACATTTTAATATGCTCTGATTACGTAAACACAAGTCATTCCAGGTTGAGTAGTATTGAAATTAATTTGGAATACTCCAACATTTCGTGCATTATCTAAACTTAAATTATCATTGGGTGCAGTAACATACACATTTAATGTATTTAATGGTCTCAAACCTGATAATTCAAAGTTAACATCAAATTCATCATGGGTATGTGATTGAATTACATCTTGTGTACCACCAGATTGTACTGTGCGGGTGAAATCCCAACCAGGATTACTATTTAAAGTATCGTAAGATTTGAATGCAGTTGGATTTGATAATGCAGGTATATTACCAGCATATTCTACCAAATCTGGATAAAAACTAGTTTGTCCGGTAGGTAGATCTAGACTATTTCCTCCTTGTCCATATGCCACCGCTCTTGCTTCTCCAGGACCAGCATTAAATCCGAAAATACCACCAGATAATGCATTACCATCATAAGTACCACTAGTTCCAGGAAAACTTCGCACATTTTGTGGTTGAGTAAGATCTGCTTTAATAGGATTCCACTCAACATATTTTGGAGTCCAGTTAACAGGAGGATTTTCAGCAAAGACTCCTGCTACTGTTCTTCCTGCTTGTCCACCACCAAATCCAGATTCACCTCGGTCATAATCACCACCCATTTCATATTCTACAATAAAACGATTGTCATCAGTAATAAAAATATCGTCATCACTTTGCTCAACTTGAGCATTAAAAGTATAGTTTATATTTCCCCAAGGAACAACACCTTCTCCTGGTTGAGTAGTGGGAGTTGCTTTAATTGTTTCAATATTACCACTATGACTATGAGTTTTAACATGCCCTCTACCTAATTTTCTAGGTCCAAAATATACTATTTTAGAACCAGTACCAGAACCTGCAATAATAGTGTTTCCTGATAATTTTCCAGTATAAAAGTAACTAAGGGTTCCACTATCACCACCTGATGTAAATGTTCTCTCATTCAACTCAAATATTACATCAGTAGCAACATCATTAAAAGAAGTAGGTACACCTACATCACTATTCACTCCAATATAAGGCACAACTTCTGCTATCGCATCAGCCTGTTGATCAAATGCTCGTCCGGTAGGAGTTGCAGGACCATAATAATCAATTTCTTGATCAACTAAAGGTCTATTAATTAATGCCGGAAGTACAACTTCTCCTTGATAATTTGGAAATTGTCCTTGAAATGTAGATATTGATCCTTGTTCTACTGCATTAATAGTAACACTAATATCAGTACCATTACCAGAATTTCCACTTGGAATAGTTAATGTATCTCCTACTTGATAATTAATTCCTTGCTGTAGTAAAGCAACAGTAACTAAATCACCCAAACCATTGGGTGCTCCACCTCCATTTGTTCCCTGATCACCAACTACAATAGAAAATGTAGCACCGGCACCACTACCATCGTCTGGAGAAGAAGTATATGTTCCCGGAGTTCTACCAGTTTCAATTGATGCGCCAGAAGAAAAAGTATCGATTAACCCTTCAGTAACTGCTGTAGAAAGATTATATGTATCCCCAATTGCTCTTGCTAATAGAGGAAAATCGGCAGCTGATATTTGTGATCCATCACATGGAATCCACCCATCGGGGATATCGGATGTACCCCCGGTCCATGGCATAATTGTTCCTATAGCAGCTGCCTTGGCAGTTTTAATTTCTTGATAGAATGACATCTGTTATACGTCCATTAGATACCAACCCTCTCGGTTTGGATTAACTCCGGGTCCTCCATCTACATCAGCAGTTCCTGCATAAACTAAACCGAATGATGCATTAGGTGTTTGAACAATTAGTTCGCCGCCGTTATGAGTTAGAGAGAAGTTTTCCCCTAGTGTGTTTCCTGTTACGACTGTTCCCGTGTTGCTAACTGATCCTTGAATCCTTATAAGATTAGGAGCACGAACAACCAAAGACTTATCGTAAGATAGAACACCACTTATATCTATAACACGAATCATATCACCCATTTGAGCACTTTCAGGAAGTTTCAATAGTGATGTACCAGAAACATCAACGAAACAATTAACATTTGCTTCGGCGTTAATAATACTTGTGTTATAAGATTTCCACTTAGTACCACCAGTATTTGAGAAGTAGTTGGTGATTTTAGCAATATTAACCGAACCATCATCATCAACTGCAAAGATTTCAACACCATTCTGATTAACAACTAAATCACCACCATTGACTGTTAGGTCACCAGCAATTTGAACAGGACCACCGAATTTAGATAGTCCATCACCTTCAGCAGATAGAGAACCATAAACTGTAAGATCGCCACCATCAAGTAATGTCAGACGTGGAGTAGTTCCATCAACTGCAAGGATGTTAAGGTTGCCCCCGTTCATCGTTACATTGCCGTTAGCAGTATCAATTTCAAATGTAGTTCTTAAAGGAGTAACAATTGTTACGCCATCATCAGCAAAAGAAGGACCACCATTAGTAATAGTGAAGAACTCTTGATTGACAACTGTAGAACCATTAATTGTTAATGTATTTTCAGTTGTTAATGTTCCAGCAATATCTGTATTACCATTCTGTCCATTAATTGTAAACTGAGTGAATCCAAGTCCTATGCCTACATTGCCAGCAATAGTAGTGTCGCCAGTAGTAGAATTAACTCTAAAGTTTTCTACAGCAGGTGATCCACCATCATTAACAATTAGTGCCTGAACATCGGTGCTAATAACATCAGCAATACCAACAATTTCAGATCCGTCAATTCTCAAAAGATCCTGAGTAGTAAGAACTCCACCAAATTCAGCAACACCAATTCTTACATTAGCATTAGTTCCATCAATACCAGATTTTGGTTCATCCAAGATACCATCAGGAGTATTAGGATCACTAGGTGAACCAACGTCCTTACCAGTGATAAAGGATGCATTAGGTTGCTTATCGAGTTTAGCAATAACACAACCATCAGGGTGATCTGTCCAACCTTGACGTTGACCAGCAACTTGAGTTGCAGGATCTCCAGTACCTTCTTGAGCTCTTGTAACAGAGATTCTAAATCCTTGAGATGAAGTTGGATCACTTACATTATCAAGACCAACAACACGCATGATCTCGGACTTTGATTGATCTCTCAATCCAAGAACAGATCCACCACCAGTAACAATAATCGAATCAGGTGACGCAGCATTGCCACGATCCAGAAGGATTAGATCACCAATACTAAAATCGGTTATAGATGGTGTAGTGATAGGTAAGATATAAACATCGCTAGAATCAGTGACTCCATTGATATCTAAAGTAATATTTGGAGCACCACCACCACCAACTAAAGAGTCGGAGATAATTAATGTTTGGTTATCAGCATAACCATTACCAGTGGAAACAATCTCAACTGTTACTGTACCATCAAATGCTACATTAACATCAAATGCTGCTCCACTACCACTACCACCTGTAGCAAATCTGAATGTATATGTTCCAGAAACACGTAAACCTGATGGATCTGGTGCTTGTAAGTTATCGAAGTCGGAAATTCTTCCGCCTCCTGCAAGATCTTGAGTTCCACCCCATAGTCTTACACCTTCAGTATCAATTACTTTACCAGTAGTAGAGTATTTGTAGAAGTCAAGGTTAGGAGTATCAAGACTACCTAAGTTGTGAAGATTTAAAGGAGTAGAGAATCTTTCTCTTACAATTTCAATAATACCTGCGGTTGTGCCACCATCAAGGATAATGCTGGAATCAACTGTTGCAGATGCCTGGACTTTCAGGGAGTTTCTAATTGTGGTATTACCACCAAGAGAACCAATAGTAATGTTGTTTGATTTAGTAAATGCTTCAATGGTTTGGTTTCTATCATCATCAAATACTCTAACCAAACTTGTTTGAGAGAAGATTCTCGTTTGTCCAGTACCAGCAGAAACTTTATTACCAATCTCTAATGTCCCTGAAGCAATTGTTTGAGCAGAACCTAAAATAACCTTAGAATCTAGGTTCGCCCATGCTCCACCAATAGCTACTTGTGATACATTAGCAGCATCATCAGCAACTGAAGCAATGTCTACAAATGCATTAGTAGATTGAGGATGGATACTTAATACAGATCTTGCACAATTTGTACCGATTCTTATCGTAGAGAAATTAGCAGAACTACCAATCGAAATAGTTTGGTCGTTAACTGTATTGTCAAACATGTTGACAAGTTGAGCATCACCTGCCACATTTAAAATTGTAGCATTATTATTGATGAGATTAAATGTCTGAGAAGTGGTATTAATATCACCACCATCTACACTAATGTCATCTTCAATTTTAAAGTTGCCAGAAATTCTACCATCACCAATAACCACAAGGTTACGATCAAGTTCATCTTCTGCTAGTAGTCCCAGAGTTGTATTAACACCGAGTCTACCACCATTTCTATATGTTGTAGTAGGATTAGTAGTATTATCAGTTGTGGCAACACGTAATGTTGCGCGTTCATCGATATCATTACTATCTCCACCAACTAAGAGCGCATTGTCTTGACCAATAAATCCTTGAGTTTGAAGTGAAACACCAGATAGACCTTCTCTTTGATCTGAATTGAGGTTAAAGAGATCGTAACGATTTTGGGTTAGAATGCCACCGGACGTATAGGTAGCAAGAGTTTTACCACTAATGAATGCTGTACCAACAATATCCAAGTTTGCTCTTGGTGTTGTGAAATCATCGACATTGCCAGTTAAAGCAGCACTATGTGCTGCTCTTGCAATAGTATTAATACCTAAACGATAATCTCCTCTTTCTGCAGAATAAGTTCTTAGTGCTTCAGCACCAAGTACACCCCATTCTTTCCAATTCTTAACAGAAACTAAAATGTCTCCGTTTGTCCAATCAGCAGAAGTATAAGTTGTACCAGCAGTAATTGCAGTTGAAATCTGGAATTGTACTGTAACACCAGATTCAGTCCAACTGCTAGAAACTACATTCCAAGTACCATTAAATACAGGATTAGAGAAGTTAATGATTCTAATATTAGAATCTGCTAGAACGTTTTGATTCAGGTTTGTAAATGTTGCACCCCAATTAATAGTGATGGTATTTGTACCATCAGCAGTCATTGTAAAGATGCTTGCAGCAACAGAATCAAATCTATTAGTTAAGATCCATCCAAGAGAACCAGATTCACCAACAGAATCTCCTTTATAAAGGATATCACCAGCTTCTGGAGCATTACCACCATAAGTTACATTTTGAGAGGCATAGAAAGTATCTGCTTTTTGCCAAGGAACAATATTAGAAGGTTGTCCAGCAGCAAAGTGTGTTCTAAATGTGTATGACTGACCATACTGACCATCAGGTTTTGGACGCGCATTAAGAATAAAGACTGCAGATCTAATCTTATTACGTGCGATAAGAATATCGCCTTCAGATTGCTGTCTCCAAGAACCATTGAATAGTGTGGGATCATCTCCAGCAGCGATGTTAGAGATAACTCTTAATGCATCACCTTCAGAAGCTTCAACATTAATTTCAACTGGTCCGTTAAGTGAAGATTTACCTGCAACTACGATTGTAGAATTAAACGTTACAGGAGAATCGAACGTCGTAACAAGGGTGCCGATATCCTCATCATCATCCTCAGAATCAATTAGACCTGCAGATTCCAGGAATGTTTCTTCACCAGTAATAGCATTAACTTTCTTATTACCAATATACAGGTCACCATTGCTGTTCAGACCCGTGTAGAAGACGATACCGCCGTCTTCACGCTTCGCTTGAGCATAGAAGTCCTGTTTGTCAGTTAAGACCACTTCCTGACGCAGTGGGAAACCAGTTGAGTAGTTACCTGGACCAAATCCAAGATACTCAAATGTGTGGTTACCAGATCTAGCAATAGATGGTCTTCTAAGTTCAACATAGAGTTTACGCTCTGTTGGGAACTGAGAGTCACCAGAGATAGGAATTAATCTATCTTCAGAACCAGAGGTAGCATTACCTTCTTGTCCTCTAATTCTATTATCAATGATGTTGCCATTTGAATCAGTTGTACTATTTGTAAAACCATTTTTACTTAGTACAGGATTTAAAATAGCATCTTGAATCATCTCCTTAGTTTCACTACCCTTAGCATCATTAACTGTTACTAGTCCATGGACATAGTTGTCAGCAGCAGATATAGTTTGAGGAACATCAACAATAGAAGTATCTCTAGTGCCTGTAGTTCCATCAACTTGGAACCAAAGAGGATCGTTCTTATAGTTGATAGGATACAACTGAGAGATAGGTTGAGAGAACTTAAAGTTTCTGAAGTTCTCACCAACACCAGATCCAGTTGGGAATGGAGAAATGTCACCACGTAAGCATGTCAGATAGTAAATACCATCTTGCTGATTAGCAATACGCTCTTGTAATGTATCAATGTCGAAGATATAGAATGTATCTTCAAATGTTCCTTGATCTTCAATGGTAGCAACATAATAGGAGTTACCATTATCATCGGTGATAGTATCACCAGGACAAGTAGTATAAACATTTGCACCTTCAACTCTATACAAGAAGTTGTCTCTTAAAGACTTATCTTTAGGAGTTCCCGTATTAGGATCACCAAAAGAGTTAGGTACATCCACAAGTTGAATACTTACATCACCTTGTTCAAATGTAGTGATCGCACCAGGAGTATAAGAAAGAGTTCCAGTTACTTCTTTAATAACAAGAGTCTGTTGTGCAATTTCCTGATCAACAAATGTTGCCTGAAGATAACCTTCACCTTGAGCACCGCCTCCAGCAGTAGACCAAGTAATCTTGTTAGCGTCATTACTTGCAGTAGCATTAGCAGTGAAGAATCCACCTTGTAAGAAATTACAGCGTACAACTGTAAAGATCTCATTCTTGACCGACTGATTAACAATCGTATGGTCAAATAAAGTTACTTCAAGGTAAGTATCTCCACCAAATTGTGGTACAACTTTTCTTGCAGATTGAATCGTACCAGCAATCTTAGAATCAAATTCAATTACTTTTGGTCCAAGATATGGATCATAAAGATTTTGCTGTTCAGGTAATAGATCTACAACTGATGGATCAATTGTTCTAATTTGATCAGCAATCAGTTCTGACTTATTAAGACCGATTTGCTCTCCTGCATCATTAGGATTATAGAAAGCAGCAAGTGAAGTAGGATTACCAGGAATTGGTTTTAATACAACTCTTTGTGGTACTAAACGACGCTTGTCATCTGTTCTTGTTTTGATAACAAAACCATTGAGAGGATCACGTACTGTCTCCAAATAAGATGGAACAACATAGCGCATTCTATAGACTCTATCCTCTTTTTCTCTTGGATCTTCAACGCGAAGATATCTTGTATCAAGAGTTGGATCAGTTTTAGTCTGGAAGTCATCAGATTGTTCAGCACCACCATGGAATCTAGACAAGATACTATAACGATCATAATTAGATCCACCGATACTAGATTCATCCTTAACCGAAAGATACCACAAACCAGTAGTATTACCAGTAGCAGTATATTCTGGATCAAATAGTAGTGGTGAAGGACGCTTGTTAGCGTAAACGTAGAAGTTATTACCTGTTCCATTGACAAATGTCAACGCTCTGTCACCAGATTCTGCATCTGCTGCACTAGTGTGAAGTGTGATACGCTTGTTAGAAACATATCTAACAAAATACAGAGTATTTGTAGAGATGTTAGCAGATGTTCCACTTAGTTCTGGTAATGTGGAACCTTGAATGTCAGATGCAATTCTGATGAATACTTGCTGAGGAGTTGTATTTGCAGCAGGAACATCAAAGATATGAGCAACGTTTGTCTCAATTTCAGATGCACCGACAACGTTAGACTTGTACTTGTGAAGATCGTACTTACCATCTAATACATACTGCTCAATAAAGATCTCAACATCGGAATCAACCGAGTCAGTCTCTGGAGAGTACATGTAGATACCGGCAGCTGCATTCTCTGGAGAAGTTGCAAGCATCAACTTATTAGTTTCAGTTCCGTCAAAGACACCAGGATATACAGCAGAAGAAACTGCAGTAATTTCAATTTCGATATCAGGAGCACCAGATCCTCCTAATTGAGCATCAGTAATAACAACAATGTCTCCTGCATCGTATCTAGAACCACCTGTTGCAATAGCAGGAAGGGATGCACCATCACCAAGTTGTAGTGAACCATCAGCATTAACTTGGATATTAAATCTCAATCCAGTACCAGATGCTAGTGCAGTACCATCTACATCAACCTTAGGTTGTGCAACCAGTGAACGATAGATTCCATCAACAGTTGCTCTAGTTGCATTAGCAGTACTAAATGATGTTCCAGCAGCTTCAGATACTGTGATAACTTGCTGACTTAGAGAGAAGTTCTCTGGGTAAAGATTTCTTCCAGGAGCAATTACATAATATTTGGTATTAGTGTTAAATCCATCAGGAAGACGAATAACACGCTTATCAGGATTAGTGCCCGACTTAGCTCTTGGAACCAATCTAATAGCAGTTCCTGTCTCCAAATCATGTGGATTAGGGTTGCCTGCTTGAGATCCCGTAGCAAGCGTGAATAAAGTTGCTCTAGAAGATAAACCTGAGAGATCAGAATTGGGTTCAACACGAGTTACAGAAGAAAAATTAGGTGTTGTAATAGAACCTAATGATGTTCCATTAATACCTGAAGTAATCAGTGCAGTAAGAGTAGTAATAGTATTAGCAACTGATACACAAGGAGGTGTTACTAAGTTACCATTCGCATCGTACTCAGGAATGACTGTTGTATCAATAGTCTGTGTAAGACCATGAGTTCCATTAACTGTAACTGCTTCTTGGCGCATTACCTGGATGGCAATGTCTCTTGCCATATTAAATACTGCCGAAGATTCAGATTCTTCTCCTTGAACATGAGCACCAGAAACATAAAGTTCTGCAGCAGCATATACTCTATTGTTACCACCAAACTTAACGTTGTATGCGATTTCAGAAATTACAGTTTCAACGTCATCAACACAAGCATCTTCGATAGTTTCACCAGTAGATGCTAATAAACCTTGTCCAAGCGATGTTCCAGCATATGTTGCATCATTCGCAATTCTGTAAACTGCTTCTGCAGCAATAAAGCGTTTGTTAGCAATCAATGCGTTATGAGCATCAACTTCTGTTCCACCTAATGCTGTATATCCAGTATTAAGAACTAAGAAAATTTGCTCAAAGTATCCTTCAATAGTCGTTGCAATATTATAGCATTCGGGAAGAGGATCTCCATTGCCATCAACTTGGGTATCCTGAGTAATTGTAGGATCAGATGTTGGAGTAATTGAAGACCAAGCAGCATTTGGTAATGTAAAGTATAACCAAGCACCAGAGTTTGCAGTACCAACTGCATTTCTAACAGATCCTTGACTTAACCTAGCACCAGGAATTCCAATTTCAATCTGACTATCACTAATAATTTGCTTAATGAAAGTATTTGCTGGAATGTTATTA